GCTGAACATGCTGCTGCACTTGCTAAAGCTAAGTTCAACATGCTATACAATGTAGCAGAAGATGGTGCTGTAACAGCTACTAAGTGGGCTACACAGACTACTGACAGGGCTATGAGAATGGCTGAAGGTATGGCAGCATCTGCTGCTGAAACAGCACAAGGTATGTTTAACTCTATAATTCCTGAAGCACAAGCTGCTACGCTAACACCTATGAAAGTAGGTGATAAGCCAGACGCAGAGGGTGTTGTAGCTGTGGCTACATCTCCTGACCCTGTAACTGCTGCTATGAAGTACATGGGTATTTCTGAAAGCAGTGATAACGGTTCTCAAGCTGTCAAGGGTTTCTTTGATAATGCTGTAGGTGGTGAGTTTGCACCTGATAAATCTGCTTATGAGTTAGCTACTACTAATGCGTGGTGTGCTGCTTTCCTAGCACAAGTACTTGCTGATTCTGGTATTGATGTGCAGAAAGCTATAGGCGGTAGGGACAGGTTTGACCAGACTAGAGCTAAAGCTTATTTAAATATAGGTGAGGCTGTAGATGTTGCAGATGTTAAAGCTGGTGATATCATGGTAGCCGTACACAGTAAAGAAGACAAAGCTAATTACTTTAAGCAAAAGGGTAAGAAGCTAACATCATTTGGACATGTAGGGGTTGTTGTAGAAGCTAAAGATGGTGAATTATATTTCATTGGTGGTAACACTGGTGATAAAGTTAAAGTATCATCTTACGGTATAGACAAGAAAGACTTACGCATACGTAGATTAAATGATGTAAAACAGATACCACGTGAGCAATTACCTAGCCTATTAGAAATGGAATATGGTAAGCTTGGTAAATATGCAGATAAAATCGGTAATTTCTTTACTGGATTATATGACAACGTACTTGGTAATTAAACAAACTAAAGAGGTAGGGTATACATGGCTCTAAAATTTCAGGACGATTTGTTAAAAGATTTAAATCTTGAAGCAGTAAATATGGATACCTTACCTATTGCTACAACAGTAGATGAGGCAGCAATTACTAGACAGGAGATTGAACTAAACTCACAAGTAGCATCTAACACAAACTTCTTTGGTAGCTTGGGTAGAGGTATTCAAGAAGAATGGTTAGGCGGTACAGTTGTAAATAATTGGGATAGAATTACTAGTGCATCTGGTAAGCCTATCTCAAAGTTCACTCCTGAGTTAGTAAGACAACTAACTATTGGACTAGAAGATAGAAATGCTGTACGTGAAGTACTAGAAGATGCTCAGATTAATGGGCTAAATAGTGCTATGCTCACACGTGAATCTTATCTTAAAACTCAATCAAATCTTAAGTATATTGAGAGAGATGGGTTCTCAGGTACAGCAGCACATGCAGTAGCCATGATGACAGCTCCTGAAGAATGGGCTGCTATTTGGGCTGCGTCTGCTGCTGCCACTTCTATAGGCACACCTGTTGCTGGTGGTACTGTATTTATGTTAGGGGCTGGTAAGAAACTTAGAGGTGCTTACAAAGCTGCTACAGCAGCAGGTATTGCATCAGCAGAAGCAGCAGTCTTTGAGGGTATTCGTGCTAAGTACCGCTATGATATTGATGGCGGTGATGTAGCAGTAGCTATGGGTCTTAGTGCTGCTCTTGGTGGTACATTTGATGCTGTATCTACTACACTTATTCGCAATGGACAACGCCAAGCTCTAGCTGGTAAAGTTGCACGTGGAGAAGAGCTAACAGAAGTTGAACAGCGTTGGTATGACGAGAACAATGCTGATGCTTTAACACAAAGAATTATTCAAAGAGAACTAGACGGTGAGAGGTTCTTAGAACAAATTGACGGTATACCTACCCTTAACGCTGCTGACATTAAAGACGAGGCAGTAGAGGCTATACCTGAGATTGCTAATGTTAATCTTTTCTGGTCTATGGATAAGTTACGTAAGCTGATATCTACTAATTACAGACTAGGTACATCTAAGATAGGGTGGGCTAGGTACGCTTCTTTTGTACTAGGTATGAATAGTACAGGTTATAGAGGTGGTAAACTAGCTACTAACACCTCAGCATCTGAACACATGGAACAACTACAAAGCATGTATCGTGACCGTATGGCTCGTATCATGCCTGTAGAGCAAGACGCTTGGAAGAAAAGAACAGGTGGCGATTACGTAGATTTTAACAGACTTGTTACAAGGTATGTTAGAGGTTTAGATACAGACGCTCCTCAAGAAGTAGTGAGGGCTGGTGAACGTGTAAAAGAAGTTCAGAAAGAAATGGGTGAGTTAGCTGCTGAAGCTGGTGTATCTGGTTTTACAAAAGATATGCTAAACAACCCTAACTATATGTCACGTATTTTTAACGATGATAAGATTAGAGGGCTTCTATTAAAGCTAGGTGATGATGGTGAAATACAAATTGCTCAACTTGTAGAAACAGCTATTCGTCAAGGTCAGCCAAACATTGAAGAGAATGTTAAGAACCTTTTAAAAAAGAAGTTAAAGAAAAAGGTTATAAGTAAGAAGGACGTAGATACCTATATTGCTAGAATTTCAAAAGCGTATACACGTTCTATCACTGACCCTAAGTTAGCCAAGACAGGTCACGCTGGTGCAAACGAAATGAACCTTGAGGACTTGTCTGATATTCTTAGAGCTTACACTGAGAACGGTGAACGTGCCTTTTTAGATGGTGATATTGATGATATCACAGAACTTCTAACTAGAACAAATATCCCTAAAGCTCATAAGAGAGCAAGGAATAGAATGGTACTAGACGAAGGGGCTACAGCTACATTACGTAATGCTGATGGTTCTGTCGAAGAGTACAGCTTTAGTGACTTACTTGAAGAAGATGCAGAGCAACTAGTTAACAGCTATATCTTTCAAATGTCAGGAGCAATCGGTCTTGCTAGAAACGGTATTAACACAAACAAAGCAAACTCTAGTATTGATTACATCAAGGATAAAATACGTGCAGAAGGTCAAAGAAGACGTGTATCTAAAGAAGAAATTGATGACGCAATAGCTTCTGTAGATTTTATGTATGATGGCATCACAGGTAGATTGGCACATAGAAGTGACGTAAGTAATAAGACACGTGAACTTAATGTAGCTATGAGGGCTTTTAGCTTTGCTGTGAATATGGGTATGTCAGGTATGTCATCCCTTATGGAACTAAGTAACGTCTTGTTTGAACACTCTTTCGAGACTTTGTTTAAATCTTTACCAGCTTACAGAAATCTTATCACCAAGTTACGTGATGGGGATGCAGATGATAACTTGGTACAGGAGCTAGTTGATGGTATAGGTTTGGGGCAAGAGGTATCATTAGGCCAATGGAATGGCGTAACAAGATTAGATACTGAAGACGTAGGTACTCAGATTATTTCTCCTGAAAGAGCTTGGGCAGGTAAGCGTGGTTGGAGTACTAAAGCTTTAGAAGGTGCTTCAAAAGGAACTCAGTTTTCTCAAAGAAAAGTAGCGTACTGGTCAGGTCTGACAGGTGTAACTCAAACACTACGTAGAATGAGTATGGTAAACTTTACTAACGAGTTTGCATTAAAAGGCGCAAAGGGTAAGTTACCTTTCTCTCCTACTAAGTTACGTCAACTAGGTTTGACAGATGAGATGGCTGACCGTATTCGTCTTACACTACTAAGTGATGTAGTAGAAAGAAATGCTAACGGTACAGTCAAAAAACTTAACTTTGATAATTGGGATGAAGATGTACGTGCAGCCTTTCAAACTGCTGGTTTTAAAGACGCAAGACAAAACGTACAAGAAGCAAACATTGGTTCTATGAACAGATGGATGCGTTCTACTGAGATGGGTAAAACTATGTTTCAGTTCTTGTCTTTTACTATGGCTTCTTTAGAACAGCAAACAGCACGTTTAGCTGTAAGAGCAAACGCTAAAGATGTAGCAGTAGCTAAAGTTTTAACTAGTGCAGCTTTAATGGGTAGTCTTATGTACTCAGCACGTGTTTATATGAACGCTGCTGGAAGAAGTGATAGAGAAGAGTACATCAAAGAAAGAATGGAGATGGGTGCATTTATCTCTGGCTCTCTTTCTCAGATAGGTGCTGCCTCTATATTTAGCTATATTCTTCAGCTTTCAAGCGGTGCTATGCAAGGTAATACTTACGCCATTACACCGCCTGTTATAGGACTAGGTACTGCTTTTGCATCTACAGGTAAAAATATATTTGACGCAGCAGTAGAAGGTGAAGGACTGTCTGAGACAGAGTGGAGAACGCTAATGCGTCTTGCTCCCTTCCAATCATTGTACGGTGCTAGACAAGCTATGAACGCTGCTGCTGATGCTTGGGGCAACTAACCTAAAGTTACATCATTGACTAAACACAGAAGGATAAGCAATGGCTTTTTCATATCAAAACTATACAGGGGATAACACGACTGACACTTTCGCTATCCCCTTTACTTTCACTGCTCAGTCTGAGATTAGTGTAACAGTAGACGGTGTGGCTGAAACTGGCCTGACTTTTCCTTCTGCTGCTAGTGTTCAATTAACCTCTGCCCCTGCTACAGGTACGCTTGTGCAGGTGCGGAGAACCACAGACCTTACAGCACGTTCAGTAGACTTTGCCTCTGGCTCAGTCCTGACAGAAGAAGATTTGGATAACTCTAACATCCAGACCTTCCACGCTGCACAGGAAGCTGTGGACAAGTCTAACGATGGTATTACTCTAGGTGCTGACGATAAGTGGGATGCACAAGGTAATATTATTAAGAATGTTGCAGACCCTGTAGCAAACACAGATGCTGTTAATAAGCAGTTTATCTCTGCGAACCTGCCTAACATCAACACTGTTGCTGGTATCTCTAGTGATGTCACAACTGTTGCAGGTATCTCTAGCGATGTAACAGCAGTTGCAGCCGATGCTACAGACATTGGTACTGTAGCTACAGATATTGCTAATGTAAACATAAACGCTACTAACATAGCTTCAATAAATACTAACGCTGCAAATATCACAGACATTCAGAACGCATCAGCTAATGCCGCAACAGCTACAACTAAAGCTGGTGAAGCTAGTAACTTTGCTGATGAAGCAGAAGAGTGGGCTACAAAGACAAACGGTATTGTTGATAGCACAGGCTACTCATCTAAAGCATGGGCTACAGGTGGCACAGGTGTTACCTCTACTGCTGGTTCAGGTGCGGCAAAGGAGTGGGCAACAGAAACTACAGCTACAGTAGATGGTACTGAATACTCCGCTAAAGAATATGCTATTGGCACTCAAGCGGGTAACACTGAGGGTTCTGCAAAACAATGGGCAATTGGTGGTGGTGTACAGCTTGACCCAAGCATACAGGTTAGCGGCAATGAGTATTCAGCCAAGTATTACGCTGAATTAGCTCAAAGCTATGTCACGTCTTTTGATGACACATATCTAGGTGCAAAGAGTACAAACCCAGCTACAGATAACTCAGGCAATGCTTTGACTGTTGGTGATTTGTATTTTAATTCTACCGCTAACATCATGCGTGTTTGGACAGGTTCGCAATGGGATGATGTAGCGACAGACACATCTGCTTTTGCCTCTAATGGCTTCGCCATTGCAATGGCAATCGCCCTATAAAGGATAAATTATGGCACAAAATTTTAGACGATATATGCTACAGGGCGTAGGCACAGCAGCGGCTGATATACCTAATGGCACAGACTTTGACAGCTTTGATACCCTCGTTGGTATCCACATGACAAACACAACAGCTAACGCAATCACAGTAGATTGTTACATTTCTAACGGTGGCACTAACCACTATCTAATCAAAGGCGCACCTATTGCTGCTGGCGGTGCATTGCAGCTACTTGACGGTGGCGCAAAGGTAGTTGTAGCAAGTGGTGACAGACTATGGGTACAATCAGATACCGCAGCTTCACTGGATGTATGGGTATCTGCTGTTGATGACATTAGCACATAAGGGAGATTGACTATGGGTTACGTAGGTAATCAAGCCGTAGAAGGCTACAGCAGTATCCCTGCTAAACAAGACCTAACTGGTGCTACAGGTACAAGCCTAACGCTTGCACATCCTGTATCCAGCGCAGAGAGCATTGACCTGTTTATTAACAATGTACGTCAAGAGCCTACCACTGCTTATACTGTGGCTGGCACTACTGTTACGCTGACAGGTTCAGTGATTGCTACAGACGATATCTATGTGGTTTACAATGGTTTGGCTTTGCAGACTGTAGTACCGCCTGATGGTTCTGTTACTAGCGCAAAGCTAGATACAAACATTGCTGTTTCTGGAACATTAACAACATCTGGAACATTAGATGTTAATAGTACGTTAGATGTTTCTAGCAGTAACTTTAAAATGACTGACCTTAATAGCAATGCGTTTTATCGCACTGGAACATTCACTCCTGCATTTTCAACCACAGCTGCAACTGACCCAGATGCTAGTATAGCTACTGCCTATGACGCACAAGTTGGACATTATACAAGAATAGGTGATTTAGTACATATTCAAGCAACTATAATAACGGATTCAGTTTTTTGGGATTACACTAATGGTGGGGCTAGTGGTCAAAATTTAACCGTAGTTGGATTACCCTTTACAGTTAAAAATGTGACAAACTATTATCCTACCATATCAGTCGGCAGTTATGCGAGTTGGAATAGCTGGAGTGCTGGTTACACGCCAATGGGATATGGCATTACTAACACTAAACGTGTTTCTTTGGTATATGCGTATTCTACTTATGTAGTTCCTCTGATAACAACTAATATTAGTTCGCTTGGGTCTAGTATAGTTTTTAGCATGACTTATCAAACTGATGAAGCATAAGGGAGACTGACATGGCATTATCAAAAATATTACCAGCCTCTCAAGAGCAATATGCAGGGGCGAGAAATCTTATCATCAATGGTGCGATGCAGGTTGCCCAGAGGGGTACGAGTGCATCAGGTATTGGTAACAGTGATGGTGGGTATCACACTTTAGATAGATGGGCTTTTAG